CGCATTTAAACGATTAAGTGATGATGCAGATAAGTCTAATAAAGATGCTAAGAAAAATGCAGAAGAAGGTCAAACTACAGAAGCAAGCAATATTAAGTCTCTTACACAAATGTCAACAGCCGTTGATTATGCTAAAGGATCATTTTATGGTTTAATAGCAGGTGGTGTTGGATTACTAGGATCGTTTGTATCGTTAGCGGCCGCAGGTAGTGCCGCCGCTATAGCAATGGGTGGCGGAGGCTTAACAGGAATGTTAGGTGGACTTAGCAAAGGACTTAATAAAATAACATCTGGTGCGTTAGGATCAGTAGGTAAAGTAGGCGGAGCAGTATCTGGTGCAACCGGAGGAATGCTTAGTAAAGCAAAAGGATTTTTAGGAATTGGAGCAGGAGGAGGTTCTGCTACTCAGTCTGTACCTGGTGTGCCTAGCACTAAAGGAATGCAAACAGCAGTAGGTGAAGTTAAAAGCCTAGGAAAGATGATACAAGATACTTTATCAGGTATAGGAAACGGAATTGCAAAATTAGCAAGAGGCATAGGCAGTTCATTATCTTCTATTGGAACAGGAATTTCAAAGTTAGCAAAAGGAATTGGCAGATCAATGTCCTCTCTTGGTAAAGGTATTGGAGATTTAGGAGAAGGACTAGGTAGAGGAATTGGAAAACTAGTTGAAAGTTCTTTAAAAGGAATTGGTAAAGGACTTGCCGCAGTATCTAATCCAAAATATTTAATTGGAGCCGCAGTACTAGCCGCAACAGGTGGTGCAATGTGGATTGCTGGAAAAGCATTCCAACAGTTTGCAAATATTAATTGGGGCGGAGTAATTGCTGGAGGCATTGCCCTAGCCGCAGTAACAGCAGGTGCCGCATTAATTGGATCATCTGGTATGATTGCACCTATTCTAATTGGAGCAGTAGCAATTGGAGCTCTTGGAGCCGCACTAATACCATTTAGCTATGCCGCTAAACTTGCAGGCGAAGGAATGGTAGACTTAGGTAGAGGGTTAAGAATAATTGGTGATGTTCCAATTCCAACGTTACTTGCTATAGGTCCTGCATTAGCATTAATGGGAGTAGGTTTAGCCGCACTTTCAGCCGCTGGTGCAGTAAGTTCTCTTTTAGGAGCATTCCAAGATGAAGGACCAATTGATAAAATTGTAAAAATTGCCAAAGCCGCTCCTGGTGTTAACTTAATGGCTAAGTCTTTAAGAACATTTGGTATTAACATAATGGTCTTTAACAAAGGACTTGAAGGTTTAAGTATGACAGCATTAGATGCTTTAGAAGACTTTAATGACGTTGCAAGTAATATATCACAATCTTCTGTAACTGCAATGGCAGATTTAGCAGTAGCAACTTCGTTACTTGGATTTAATATAAAAGATATAGATTGGAATCAATTAGTTTTACCAGTAGACATTGGTGAAAGATATCATAATTTAGCAGAAGGAATGGTAGCAACTGCTGAAGCAATGGATAAGATGCCTAAGCCAGGTATGTGGGACACTATTGTTGCAGGTGTAGGCAACTTGTTTGGAGTAAATGGTGGAGAACAAGGTAGCTTGACTGAGTCAGTTCAGAAAGAAAGAACCACAACTACAACATACAGCGATGGATCTGTTGATACAAATACAGAGATGATTACAGTTCTTAAGTCTATTGACGGACATATGGGCAAAGTTACTCAGAATACTAAGAAAGAAGTAACTGTAACAGCACCTCGCTTTGGTAGTTAAGTATTAATATAAAAAGGTAAGTAATAGTATGGCATCATGGAAAAAACATTTTAAGATATGGGATCCCCAAGCTGAACAGACTAATAATGGTCCAAGACAGCAGGGAGGTAGTTCATCTAAGTTCGCTAGTTGGCTACAAGACGTGTACACAGGGCAACCTAACAGAGTTGAACGTTATAGTCAGTATGATCAAATGGATCAAGACTCAGAAGTTAATGCGGCCTTAGACACAATTACAGAATTTTGTACTCAGGAGGATCCTTTAACACATCTTCCTTTTGCTTTAAGATGGTCCTCTGACCCAACACCAAGTGAAAATACAACTATTAATGAAACACTTAAAAAATGGTGTGCTATTAACGGATTTGATCAAAAACTATTTAGAACTTTTAGAAGTGCTATTAAGTTTGGAGATCACTTCTTTTTACGTGATCCGGAAACATTTGAATTATATTGGGTAAATCCAGGTGATGTTAAAAGAGCAGTAATTAACGAAGCTGAAGGTCGTAAAGTTGAACAGTATGTTATTAGTAACTTACACCCTAACTTAGGAGCAAAAGTAGCAACTAAGCCAATTGAAAGTGTTCAATCAATGGCCAATGCAGTACAAGCAGGACCAAACAATCAATATAACGTTTCAAATAGTGCTTATAAAAGTGGTAACACAGGAACCGAAGTTACAGTTGATGCAAAAGATATGATTCATATTAGTTTAAGCGAAGGCTTAGATGCTAACTGGCCTTTTGGAGCAAGTATACTTGATAGTGTTTTTAAAATTTATAAACAAAAAGAATTATTAGAAGATGCGATTATCATTTATCGTGTACAAAGAGCACCAGAACGTAGAGTGTTTTATATTGATACAGGTAATTTACCTAGTCATCAAGCAATGGGATTTCTTGAAAGAGTTAAAAACGAAATACACCAAAGACGTATTCCTACTAGATCAGGTGGTGGTACTACTATGGATGCAAGTTACAATCCTTTGAGCATTATGGAAGACTTTTTCTTTGCTCAATCAGCTGACGGTAGAGGAAGTAAAGTTGAAGTATTACCGGGTGGAACAAACTTAGGTGAAATTGACGATTTAAAATTCTTTTCAAACAAATTAATGAGAGGTTTAAGAATTCCTAGTAGTTATATGCCTACTGGACCTGACGATAGTGCAGTTCAATTAACAGATGGTCGTGTAGGAACAGCATTAATTCAAGAATATCGCTTTAATAGATACTGTCAGAGACTCCAAGGTTTAATTATGCCTATGCTATGTAAAGAGTTTAAAACTTTTGTAAAGCATAGAGGTATTAATGTAGACACATCTTCTTTTGAGATTGATATGCTAGAGCCTCAAAACTTTAGTGATTATAGACAAATTGAAGTTAATAATGCAAGGGCTAGTGTGTTTACACAATTAGCAGAAGTACCTTACATGAGTCATAGATTTAAGTTACAAAAGTTCTTAGGTTTAACTGATGCAGAGTTACTTGAAAATGAAAAACTTTGGTTAGAAGAAAATAAAAACCCAACACCAGCTGAAGGCGACGAAGAAGCTGGATTTAGCGATATTGGTGGCGGTGCCGGCGGTGGCGGACTAAGTGATGGTGATATGGACTTTGCCGACGACTTAGAAAATGCAGAACCAGCCGCAGACGATGGTGGCGGTGAATCTGCACCTACAGAACCAGAAGCATAAAAGGAATAAGTAAAGTTATGAGATTTAATGACTTAACAAGAATACAAGACGAAATCGAAGAAGAAATCGATCCTGAGGTAGCATTCTATTCCGACATGCGTAGACACCGTATGACTTTAGAACATGTTAACAGGTTGCGTAAACTTCGTGAACTAAGGAAATACGAGCAAAAAACAAGACTTGAAGCCATTACTAAAATGTATCAACGTCCTCCTGCAGTTTAGCAATATTCTTTAAAAATATTAGATTTTCATTAATAATAAGCCGGTTTGTAAAAATTGTGCCAAAAAGTACAGTTTTTACCCTATAACTACGGCTTTTTCGTGCGTCATTAGTAAGTACTTATTGGTGAATACCCGCCTTTCGCGATAAGGAGAAAAAGAATATGACAACAGTACTTGAACAGGCACTTGAGCACCTCTTGAATAAAGAAGAGGACAAAGCAAGTATCCTATTACATGATTACTATGTTGGTATTGGTCGTAAAGTCTATGAAGACATTATGTCCGACGATACTAATCTAGAAGAAGAAATTGAAGATATTGATGCCGCAGTTGATGAAGTTGAATCTGATTTAACTGAAGAAGGTGACGATATGGAGGCAGAAATGGATGCTATTGATGCAGACGCAGACGCCGCAGAAATTGCAACAGATATGGATGCTGATGAAGCACCTGTATCATCTGATGCCGCTGACGTTGCTGATGCAATGGTTGACGTAGAAGCCGCACTAGCTAACCTAAAAGCAGAATTTGAAGACATGCTAACAGGTGGTGACGCAGAAGCACCAGCAGAAGAAGAAATGCCAGAAGAAAGTGTACAATTTGAAGAAAAAGAAGAAAGCCTCGATGAAGCTGATTCTGAAGAGCAAATTGACGAAGCGGCAGAACTTAAATTAGCACAGAAGCCAGATATGGCCGACCATGCAGACAATAAAGCAAGCCCAGTCGCTAAGAAAAATGACATGGGTGGTAAAGCAGTTAACATGGCAGGTGGATCTGCAGAAGGTGTAGCATCTGGAACAACTCCAGCTAAAGCTCCAGCTTCACAGGAACTACCACATGGAACTACTGAGCCAGCAATGAGCCAGGTAAAGGGTTAATAAGATGAACTTACAACCATTAACAGAAAGACTATCATTCGACCAAGCGAATCTCGTTGTCGAAATGGCAGAGAATCAGGATGGTGGTAAGGATCTCTACATGAAAGGGATTTTCATACAAGGTGATAAAAAGAATCATAACGAAAGAGTTTATCCAGCAGATGAAATTTCTCGGGCAGTAGAGAGCATTAGTCAAAGACTAGCAGATGGCTTTTCAGTATTAGGCGAAGCAGATCATCCAGATGATTTACAGGTTAACATCGACCGTGTCAGTCATATGGTTACTGAAATGTGGATGCAAGGTTCCGATGGATATGGAAAACTAAGAATTATTCCAACTCCAATGGGAAACATTATTAAAACATTACTAGAAAGCAAAGTAAAACTAGGAGTAAGTTCTAGAGGATCCGGGAATGTAGGCAACGGTGGAAACGTTTCAGATTTTGAAATTGTTACTGTTGATGTTGTAGCACAACCGAGTGCCCCTGATGCTTATCCAACTCCAATTTACGAAAGAGTTATGCTAGACAAAAGACGAGCCGCTCTTATGGATGTAGCCCTAGCGACGACTTACGATAAGTCCGCACAAAAGCACCTTGAAATTGAGGTACTTAGATTCCTTGAGAATCTTAAAAAAGTCTGAGGAGACAAATTATGAGTAATGAAAACTTTACAGATTTGCTCGGCTCTGTAACATTGTCTGAAGAGGTGCGTGATAATATCAACACCGCTTGGGATCAAAAACAGATTGAAACTCGTGAAGAAGTAACAGCAGAACTCCGTGAGGAATTTGCAACACGATATGAGCACGATAAAGGTCAACTCGTTGAAGCAATGGATAAATTGATTCAAGATACCATTTCTGGTGCTAGTGACGAGTTCAAGAAACTACATGAAGATACTAAACAATCTCGTGTAAAATATGCTACTAAGATTAGTGAAGATGCGAAACTTCTACAAAAATTTGTTATGGAAACATTAGCAAAAGAAGTTAGTGAACTTAAATCTGATCGAGCCGCACAAAAAGAAAATTTTAAAGGCTTAGAAGAATTTGCCCTACGCAAATTAACTAATGAGCTTTCAGAGTTACACGAAGACCACAAACAATTAGTTGAAGCTCGTGTTAAACTAATTTCAGAAGGTCGTACTGCTATCGAAGAAGCAAGATCGCAATTTATTAAGAAAGCAAGTGAAAAGGTTAACAGCCTTGTAACTGAATCTTTCAAAACTGAATTGTCCTCGCTTAAAACTGATATCCGTGAAGCAAAAGAAAACAACTTTGGACGTAAAATTATGGAGGCTTTTGCCGCTGAATTTATGTCAAGTAAGTTTGCAGATGGAACAGCAGTAAGTGATCTTAATGGAAAAATTACTGAGATGGAAGTAAAATTAGCAGAAGCACATAAAGCTATTGCTGATAAAGAACATCTCATCACCGAATCAAGTCGTTTACAGCGCCTAGCGGAAGATAAAATGACTAGATCTCGTATTATGCAAGAACTAAATGCTCCTTTATCAAAAGATAAAAGAGTTATTATGGATGAATTACTTGAGACAACTCCAACAAGTAAACTCAATGAAGCATTCCAAAAGTACTTGCCATCAGTTCTTAACGAAGAGGTCCGTAGAGACAAGAAAGTTATCGTTGAGGGTCAACAATCACAGAAGACTGTGGTTACCGGAAACAAACCAGCAAATAACGTAGACGAAGCTCCAGTTGAAGTTGATTCAACTATTGCAGATCTTCGTAAACTAGCTGGACTCTAAAGAAGGAGACATTAAAATGTCAGAAGCTCTTTTTGAAGCTAAAAATTGGTCCGCAACTAAAGACGCCTTAACAGAAGGTCTTAACGGACAACGTAAATCTACAATGGAAGTTTGCTTAGAAAATACTAAAAAGTATTTGGCTGAGACAGCAACCACTGGTGCAACAGCATCTGGAAACGTAGCAGTACTTAACAAAGTAATTCTACCAGTTATCAGACGTGTTATGCCAACAACCATCGCTAACGAATTAGTCGGTGTTCAACCTATGCAGGGACCTGTTTCTCAGATTCATACACTTCGTGTACGTTATGCTGAGGCAGCCGCCGCTTCTTCAAACGAAGACGGTGTAGTTGGTGCAGAGGTTGTTGCTGGTGATGAAGCATTATCACCATTTGCTATTGCTAACCAGTACTCAGGTGGTGCTGATGGTAAAGCAGACGCAACTGCTACTAAAGAGGGAACTGGTGGAAACAAAATGTCAATCCAGATCCTTAAAGAAACTGTAGAAGCTAAATCCAGAAAGCTATCAGCTCGTTGGACATTTGAAGCCGCTCAGGACGCACAAGCCATTCATGGTGTTGACGTTGAAGCTGAAATCATGGCCGCACTTGCTCAAGAAATTACTGCTGAAATTGACCAGGAAGTTATCCAGTCATTAACAGCACTTTCCGGATCTGCATTTGGTACATATGACCAAGCCGCAGTAAGTGGTACAGCTAACTTCGTAGGTGACGAGCATGCCGCTCTTGCAGTTCTAATTAACAGAGCCGCTAACGACATTGCTTCTCGTACAAGACGTGGTGCAGGTAACTACATTGTTGTAAGCCCAACAGCTTTAACAATTCTACAATCTGCTACAACTTCAGCATTCGCTAGAACAACTGAAGGAACTTTTGAAGCACCAACAAATACTAAGTTTGTTGGAACACTTAACAGCTCAGTAAGAGTATACGTTAACCACTACAGTGGTGACGCGGCTCCTGTATTGATTGGTTATAAAGGTGCAAATGAAATGGATGCTCCGGCATTCTATTGCCCATACATTCCATTGATGAGCTCAGGTGTTGTATTAGATCCTAACACATTCGAGCCAACTGTCAGCTTTATGACACGTTACGGATATGTTGAGCTTTCTAACACAGCTTCATCTCTTGGTAACGCGGCTGATTATGTTAATAACATTGCAATCACAAGCGGTAACCTTTCTTTCATCTAGTCCTAGACTAAGCGAAGAAAAAAAATTAAGCAGGGCTAGTTTTACTAGCTCTGCTTTTTCTTTGATAAATATTTCTATGTTAGCATCTATGAAAGACAGATTATCAAGAGCAAAAATTTGTCATGAGTGCGAGTTTTATACTAGATTTACAAAGCAATGCAAAGAGTGCGGTTGCTTGATCAACTTAAAAATATCATTTTCTCAAACTTCATGTCCAGTAGGTAAATGGAAATCAGTTGAAAATGGTAGTCAAACTAATTTAATTAAAAATTTTATCTCTTAAAAAATTAACTCAAACGGTAAATAGCATGAAGAACATGGGAGATTTATTATGCCTAAATTAAGCACATATGACGACAGTGGATTTGATACATCTATTAGTATTAAAAGCAAAAATAAACTAGCTACAAGCGATAGCCTAGCAATGGTTGCAGGCGATAACAGAAATGTTACAATAGATGTTGCCGCAAGCAGAGCGGCCACTGATAATGCCGCCGCAGTAACTACTGCCGGAGGAGCTGAAACAACTATTAAGAATACCAACGAGAATTGGGTAAACAGTAAATGGAGACCTATGATGGGTTGGGTATACATGGGAACATGTATTTTTGATTTTATATTAGCACCAATTGGTTGGGGAATACTACAAACAATGGGAGCAGGGTCCGGAGGACAAGTAGCAGTACAATGGGCTCCTCTAACATTACAAGGAGCAGGACTTTATCATGTTGCAATGGGTGCCGTTATTGGTGTAACAGCATTTGGTAGAACTAAAGAAAAGACTACAGCAACATCTGCATTAGGAAAACTAAAGTAATATGGCAATCAAGACTAATCAAACAACAGATACACTAACTCCAAGTACTGGTACTATAATAGTAAACTCTACTGGAGCATTAGAAGTACCTACAGGTAATACACTTCAAAGACCGGTAACACCAGGTGCAGGTGCCTTGCGTTTTGATTCTAGTTCTTCTACATTAGATATATTTGATGGATCATTATGGAATACATTAGTTTCTTTGTCTTATGTTGATACAACTGCAACAAACTTGCAAACACAGATTAATAATATTGTTAGCAACTTAGATCCTGCAACATTAGATTCTTTAACAGAAATCGTTGCCGCTTTTCAAAGCGAAGATAACACATTACTTTCTTTGATTAATACTGCTAATACAAATATTAGTGCATTACAAACAGACTTAACACAAGAAATTAGTAATAGACAGTTTGCAGATACACTTGCAACCAACGCAAGAGCAACAGAAGTTACTAATAGGACCAATGCTGATACATTATTACAAACTAATATAACAGCAGAAGAAACTGCTCGTATAGCACAAGACAATCAATTAGCATTAGATATTCAGCAAGAAACATCAGATAGACAAACTGCTATTTCTACATTAGATACTGCAATTACTAACGAAGAAACTGCTCGTATTGCCGCAGATTCAACTCATACTGCTAACATTACAACACTTTCTGGAGACTTAAACACAGAAATATCTGACAGACAAACTGCAATTACTACCGAAGCCAATGCTCGTATTGCTGGCGATGCCGCAAACGGTGCTGATATTAGCACATTAACAACAAACTTAGCAACTGAAGTAACCGACAGAACAAACGCAGACACTACATTACAAAATAATATTGATAGTAACAGTCTAAGTATATTACAAGAAATACAAGACAGAGGCGCCGCTGATACATTAATACAAACTAATCTTGATACAGAAATAATTGATAGAACAAATGCTGATACAACATTACAAACTAATATTGATACAGAAGAAACTGATAGAATAGCCGCTGATACAGCATTACAAACTAGTATTACTACTAATACAACAAATTTAGCAACTGAGGTAACCGACAGAACAAACGCAGACACTACATTACAATCTAATATTGATGCTGAAGAAACTGCTCGTATTGCCGGAGATGCTGGCTTACAAACAACCATTGATAACTTAGAACTAAGTGATCTAACAGATGTAACTAACACTTCTCCAACAGACGGACAGATGCTTAGTTATGATGGTACAACAGGCAACTTTAGACCACAAACAGTAGCACTTGCTCCTGTTAATAAAAACTATGTTGGTGACGGAACAACTTTACAATTTGATTTAGGACAAGATGTTCCAAGCCCAAACAATCTTGTTGTGGTAGTTGATGGAATTGCACAGAAACCTTTGTATAGTTATGTTGTTACCAACGGAGATAAGTTAGTATTTGACGAAGCTCCAGAAAGTGGATCTATAGTTGAAGTTAGAATATTAGTAGGACAATCTACAACTGATAGACCTAGGCCTAAAATTTCAAACATTGCATACTCAGAAACTGCCGCCCCGGTTTTTAATCTTATTACATTTAATGTTACAGAGATGACTTATGGGTTTGGTGCTAAAATAGGAACGGTTCCTATTGCACACATTGAATATCCATCAGCTGGATCTATGCAATTAAAAACTGCCGAGACGTTTACCGGAAATCAATCTATTACATTAATTGATAATAGTGGAAACGAATTTGTATTTGAAGATGCGTTTGCAGAACCAGATGGAACTTCAAATCCATTATGGACTGATGCAAGAAAATTTATTGGTACTTTTAGTGCCGGAGACAGCATTAATTACACAATAGGTGTAAATAGCACGTCAACATTGACTCTGGGTGCAACATCATCCCAGGAAACTGCTCCGACTTGGTTGTCGGTTAGTGGTTTAACTCTTGTAGGAACTGCACCAACATTGAGCAGTCCTTGCAGATACGAGTTCCAAATAATTGCAACAATAGGCAGTAAGAGTATATCTCGTAATTATTGGCTTGTTGTAATTTAAAAAATCATCTATATAACGGAAAATATTTTCCTAATCCTTTATTGGGTCTAACCAATTTAATTTTAGACAACTATAAATGACGCATGAGTGTCATTTCTCAATAATAAGGAAAAGAAAACATGCCTTTAATTAAAGCACGTTCGAGTTCGTTGATGAACTCAATTGATTTAAGAGGTACTCCGACTGCCGCTACTGCCGCCGCTGGTACATCGACTACCCAGCTTGCGTCAACAGGCTTCGTGTCAACAGAAATTAGCAACTTAGTTAACTCCGCACCTACTCTTCTAGATACATTAGACGAATTAGCCGCGGCGATTGGCGATGATGCCAGTTTCTCTACCACGATGACAACAGCACTATCGGAAAAAGTAGCATTAGCAGGTGGTACAATGACTGGAGCATTAGTGCTCTCAGGTGCACCAGCCAATGACCTCGAAGCATCAACAAAGAAATATGTTGACGATGGATTATTAGCTCAGCTAATTTCTTCAACAGACGATGTTCCAGAAGGAACAAACAATCTTTATCATACAACTGCAAGAGTAAGAGCAGGAATTACTTTATCATCAGATAACACTACAGTATTAGATTACGATAGTGCCACTGGTGTTATTGCATATGCTCATCCTACTACTGCTGGTATTATAGAAGATGCATCAAACTTGTACTATACAGATGCTCGTGTTAGAGCCGCTATCTCATTAACAACAACAGATAGCACAATTTTATCTTATAGTAATACAACTGGTGCATTTACTTTCGCAGAGCAAGATACTGATAAAGTTGATGAAGGTTCAACAAACCTTTATTTTACAACTACAAGAGCGAGAGATTCTGTGAGTGCAGGTACTAACGTTACATACAACTCAGCTACTGGTGTTATTTCAGCAGACGGTGCGGTTGTTAGTGTTAACGGTGCTGACGGTATTGTTACAATAGGAACAGATGATGTAGATGAAGGTTCAAGTAACTTATACTTTTCAGATACTAGAGCAAGAAATGCTATTAGTTTAACAAGTACTGATACAAACACACTATCTTATAGTGCTGGAACTGGTGTACTTACATATACAAAACCAAATTCAGATGGTATTGCAGAAGGTACAACTAACCTTTACTTTCTTGACAGTAGAGCAAGAGCCGCAATTAGTGCCTCTGGAGATGTTGCTTACAACTCAACTAGTGGTGTAATTACATTTAACATGGCTGATCACGATACTGATGATTTAGCAGAAGGTACAGCTAACCTTTACTTTCTTGACAGTAGAGCAAGAGGTGCAATTAGTGTAGCAGGATCTTTAGCATACAATTCTACAACTGGTGTTATTTCTTATACAACTCCAGATACTGACGGTGTAGACGAAGGTAGTTTAAACCTTTACTACACAGATGCTAGAGCAAGAGCTTCAATTAGTGCAGGTGGTGATTTAAGTTATGTTTCTAGTACAGGTGTTATGTCTTATACAACTCCAGATACAGATGGTATTACTGAAGGATCTGTTAACCTTTACTATACAGATGCTAGAACAAGAGCCGCAATTTCTGTAACAGGTGATTTGACATACAATGGTACAACAGGTGCAATTGGTTTTGCATTAGCAGATCATACAACAGCCGACTTAGCTGAAGGAACTAACCTTTACTATCTTGATAGTAGAGCAAGAGCCGCTATTTCAGTTTCAGGTGCCGCATTAGCATATGATAATACAACTGGTGTTCTTTCTACAAACGCATTAGTAGCAAGTGTTAACACTAAAACTGGTGTTGTAACATTAACTACAGATGATATTAACGAAGGTTCAACTAACTTGTACTATACAGATGCTCGTGTTAGATCTGCTGTTTCATTAACTTCAGACGATACTACTGTTCTGTCATATAGTTCAGGAACTGGTGCATTTACATACGCCAAGCCTAACACAGACAAAATCAGTGAAGGTACAACTAACTTGTATTTCACAGATGCTAGAGCAAGAGCCGCATTTTCTGAAGGAACAGGTGTATCGATTACAGCTGGAGAAATTGCTATCGGTCAGGCCGTTGCTACAACAGACAATGTTACATTTAATGACCTTGTTGTTGATGGTGACTTAACTATCAATGGTACAACAACTACCGTTAATACAGCAACATTAGATGTTGAAGATATTAACATTACAGTAGCAAAAGGTGCCGCATCCGCGGCGGCCGCTAACGGTGCTGGTTTAACAGTTGATGGTG